TAAAGACGCCGTTTAACATACCGATTGCCAGACTTAAGTGAGTCGGTGTGAATCCCATCAGCGTTACCGTTTCGCGGTGCTTCTTCAGTACACTACGGCAAATGTCATCGACGTTTTTATCCGGAAACTGCTGTCTGGCTTTTTTGATTTCAGAATTAGCCTGACGGGCAATGCTGCGAAGGGCGTTATTATGTTCTATTGTCATATTGGCCTCACACTTCGAATGCCAGTTGAGGGGTAAAGACGTCCCGTTCAGCGTTGTAATTAAGTGAACTGGCACTGTTGAATGATTCAATGCGTTCCACAAGAACTTGCGTACGGGTTTCTTTACTTGCGGGAGCATATGGCGAACCTACCCAGGATTTGTCGATGCCTATATTTCTTGCGACGTTCGTGCTGTCTGCAGACGAAAGCGGTACATGAGTAAAAATGTCTTTATTTAACATCCGTAACCCATGAATCTTGGTGATTGGGTAGCCGTACTGATCTACAACATGACGTATAAGATCGCGTAGTTTAGCCCGACACGCTCTCGGTCGTTTTGCATCGTATTCCCCCATCGAGCCGATGCAGACGCGGGGAAACTCATGGCACAGACGAATAAATCGCTCATCTGGTTCGTTCATGTGCCACACCGGAGCACCAATAAATTTACCGTGAGGCCATGCCGCAATCAGGGCGTCATTCTCTTCACTGGTTCCGCCGATAACATCCGGGATAACCGCGAATGAGAAACGAGGGTGATTACCCCAGCGTTCAACAAATCTGTAATATTCATTCCAGTCTATGGCCTTGTTTTTTGTCCAGAATGTGAATGCACCATTATCAAGAGCAAATGATTGGGTGACTTCGGAAGCCAGATCAATCTGAGCTGGATTAGCAAAACTGATGAATGCGTGTCTGCCTTTCCAGGCTTTCAACGCACAGGTATCGGGAGTTATTGGACCACCGTGAAAATGAATCATACACTCTCCCGTTTATTATTTATCTCCTCAGCCAGCCGCTGTGCTTTCAGCGGATTTCGGATAACAGAAAGGCCGGGAAATACCCAGCCTCGCTTTGTAACGGAGTAGACGAAAGTGATCGCGCCTACCCGGATATTATCGTGAGGATGCTTCATTGCCATTGCTCCCCATATACAAAACCAATTTCAGCCAGTGCCTCGTCCATTTTTTCGATGAACTCCGGCACCATCTCGTCAAAATTCGCCATGTACTTTTCATCCCGCTCGACCACGACATAATGCAGGCCTTCACGCTTCATACGTGGGTCGTAGTTGGCGAAGTACCAGGCGTCCTTGTCTGTAACCCACATGCTGAATTGCACCTGGGCCATGTAAGCAGGCTTGATAGCGTCAAAGCCGCCAAGCCGGAACTTCATGAAGTCGCGGGAAGTGAAGGGGCATTTAAGCTCAAGACCGTTACCGTCGCTGCATAAACCGTCGGGAGAGCAGGCGGTGCGCATGCTTTCGTCACGAAAAATTATTGGCGTTTCCGAGACGGTAACATCCGCGATAAATTCGAAGAGGGCACGGGCATCATCTTCGTATTGCTTTCCCCATGCGAGCGACTTAGCGTTAACTTCCGGTGCCACGCCAGTACAAACTTCAGCCAGCAGGGTGTGGAAGTATGACATTTTTGTATCAGGCCATTTGCTGCCTGAACGTGGTTTGGCTATGACGTTGTGAACTTCTGAAGCAGTGATAACACCGAGTCTCAGCTTGTGCCATCCATCATCGCCCTGGTCGAGGCTGGTAATATCCACGCCAGTTCGCTGGAGAATAATTTCTGGTGTCATGACACGGCCTCGCTGTTATTTTCCGTGGTGGCGTGAACTTTCGCTTCCGCCGTGGCCTTGTTTCTGGCAGCTTTCTTTTTGACAAAATCCAGCGTTTTGACGGCTTCTTCCTGCGTGAGATCTTCATGTGATGCAATCGTGCGACGGAATGTTTTGGAACATACGGGGAGAAGGTCATCCCATTTCTTGTTGATTTCGGTGATTGCCTGAGTGATCTCATTGATAATCTCATCTGATGCGGGAGTGACGTCGCGCTCAGGGATGTGATCAGCATTCAGGATAATACCTTCACCGGCCTGAGTGTTCAGGTAGTCGATAGCTGTATCCAGGCGATCGCGACGGGGCCAGTATTTGCTGGCGCGTTTAACAATGGCTTTGCGGGCCATTTCATCGGGGAAACTATCCCACGGGCTACTTCCTCCGTTATTTCCGGCTTTGCTGCACGCCCTGATGACCTCGATTTCCCTGTTGCTCATCTCTTCGGTCAGATAGTCGCCTTCGGATGTTTTTACGACACAATAACCGCCAATGCGTGCGCCCCTGTCTACGAATGGGTTGTATTTGTGCGTGGGGGCGCAGTCAATACCGTTGGACTCGTAAATGTCCTTCTCGTAAACAAGTTTGCATTGCCCCCACTGAATGGCTCCTGTGACCTGTGCCAGATGCAGAAGCCCCATATAACTGATATCCAGGCATACAGCCTTTTTTCGTGGGACCAGATACGCCAGCTTGCTGGCCGGGTTCAGGGTTATGCCGATGGCGGCAACATTGATGATAGCGTTCTGTGCGCTGGGCAGATTTGCCCGTGCTGTGTCAGCCAGAAAGGCATTTTTCTGGAATTGCTGAATTGCAAACTGACTTTCCTTCGCCCATGTCAGCGTCGGTTCAGTTAATGCCTCGCAGAAAAAGCGCTCCTGCTGCTTAACAAATTCAACGATATCGAACATTTTTTGGTCCTGAAAATCAGAAAGGACAGGGGGAGAATTTTCTCTCCCATTCTTCTTCCGCCCGAGCATAGGCGATCGCTGAGATATAATCGTTGTACGCCTCTTCAGCTTTTTCGCCAGTGAGTGCCAGTTGGGCTTCTTTGGGTAAAAAAAGGCTGCTCATAAGCAATGGTTTATCGGGGAACATGCTGATAAGCTCCTGCGCCCGATCATCAATCCATTTATCCTTTTCATCCTGAATTTGCTGATTAATCCAGCGACGCTCCTCTATGCGGTCGCAGGTGAGGTATGCGTTCATGGCGGAACTCCTGATTCCGGTTAATGCATTAAATTAATTTGTCGGGAAAGCTGACATACAGGGCAGTTACATTCTTCCTCCTGCTCCTTAGCGAAGAAATATGCAGCGGCCTGTAATGCGATGTCTTCTGGATGTTCTGCGATAAACATAACATTGCCTTCCGTATCAATAACAGAAATAGCCTCATCAGACAGGACGACAAAATAGGCGATGATTTTATCATCCATAAAAACTTCTCCCATTATCGTTCCTGCTGGAGTTACGACGCTTTTTACATTGATATTTATTTTTTGATTGAGCATGATATTTCCTTTCAGGCTGGTGAGATTAACGGTTGGCCTTTATTGTTCAGGTAAATTTCTATTGCATCTGATATAATGCGAATTTTTTCAATCAGTGAATGAGCGTAAAGTGCATTATTAACGTTCGCTGACGCCATGTAATAACGCCCGTTGTAAAGAATTGCTGTGCCGGGTTTAACGTCCTCGCGAGAAACTAATGCGGTTCCGTAGTGAGGTTTGAGCATGACAAATCCTCCGGTTAATTAATCCAGATATTTAATTTAATCCCCGATATGTGGTCGGGGATGGGGTTAATTAAAGATTAACGTTGAAACCAAAGCGGGAAGACTTTTCCGATGTGCGGGAAATATCCAGCAATTTACGGCGCATTTCTTCCGTCAGATGTTTGAAGGCGTTAAATTCAGCGACAGCTGCGTCGACGTTATAGCCCTTGCTGTGTAGCTCGTTGAGGATGCGCATAGTTGGGCTTGGCATATCGAAGAGCACGGAAGCATCAAGGCTGATAACCTTGCGATCAACATAGTTCATCGTGGCATAGGGGTGATGCTCTGAAAACCACGACAAAGGGAAATTGATATTCATCGCAGGAGAAGACAGGGCCAGTTGTTTCTGTTCCCATAGTTGTTTTTCCATGCGATCGAATTCAGCAATGTAGGCTTCCTTGAATGCAGCTGCTTTTTTGCCGGTGAAGCCCATCACCAGAAAAACGAAGCCGTTTTTGGTGATTTGGTACATTGGGAGTTTGCGCCCGGTTGAGTCGGTGTATTTACTCGACACAAAATTGTGTTCAGTAAATTCAATCGAACATTCCAGATTGCGAACTTTATCAATTACACGTTCGTGTCGTTTGTCAAAGAAATTTGCAATAGCAACAGATGTTGTGACGGCACGACCATTCTGAATGGTGATTTCAGGTTGAGAAAGGGCAGGGATAGTAGCCATAATGGCAGCCTCCTTGATTGGTGATTGAGAACCACCGCAGGAGGTCCTAAGCTCGCTGGCGGTGGACTGTACAGGGTTAGGACTACTGGCAATCAAGGGAACCAGCCCGACCGAAGTCGGCCCCATACAGCCCACCATTGATAAGATGTGCGTGTATGTCGATACAAAAAAAGACGCTGGCGCGTCTGTATCGCCTCGATTGTCAGCGGGGTCCTAATCCCGACACCCGTTTTATGAGGTGCTCGCCCAATATAGCCCCGACATCACACGCAGTCAATACCGTCCTTTCTCGGAAATGCTTTGGCGATGTGGCAGGTGGGAGACCCATTTCGACCCGATTCGGCCTACTTATCTTCAGCAATAGTCCCTCGGGCCTCGCCGCTTTACGTGCGACATATTCCCGTCCATGAACCCTTCACCACACCCCAAAACATTCCCTGTATTGGTCAGCGCCAACTTCCTGCCAGTGTTGCCCGTTCTCACGCCGTTCTCGCTCTCGCGCGGGGATACTCTCTCATCGACCGGATCGCACCCGATGATACAGCACGTTTACGTGTAGGGGTCTAAACAGGTCATTGACGCTGTAAAGCTCCAGATTGTTAAAGAGCATTTTGCGGCGGGTTAAGTCGCGCCGTACGACTGATTTATGTAGCCCTGTGTAAGGGCGCGATGTTTCTGGCTTGAAATAAATATAACTTGCGGTGATTTTTGTGTAAATACCGTTGGTGGTTATTGTGGGCAAAAAAATATTACTTAACTGATTTTTAAAGTGATTTATTTTTGAAGGGGACAGATAGCAGGAGGGGATATGCAAAGAAAAACCCGGCGCATGGGCCGGGCTATTTATCTGGTCCTGTACTCATTCAGTAGAGTAGGGGCCAAGAAATCGCACTCCGTTGAAGTGAATAAGATGAGAAGGTGCATCAGCCACCCATACCTCTGTTTCCCATGCGATTTCACCAAGATATCGTCCCATGATGGAGCGATTTGGAAAAGCGGTCACATAGACAAGTCCGGCTGTTGATCCGGCAAACAGCCTGGCAAGCTCAGCATGCCGCTTCCCATCAACCGGTCCATGACTGGTGACAGACTCAACCAGTAGCAGCCAGTTTTTCGCAGTAAAATGTAGCACCACATCTGGCATTTTACCGTGTGAATCCACATCAACACCTAGCCTAGGCCCTGGCTAAGGCTTTGGTAGTTCAAACATGATGCACAGCCTGAATGACAACACCTGAAGCCAGTGGTTGAATGGCAAATTGCACACAAAAACAGTTAACAGGCTAATTATTGAGATTCTAAGTATCTAGCTACCCCTCTCACCCCCCTTGATGGCTTTGACATCCTCCACGCCCCAAAGGACGTGAAGGATGTCAAATCACTCTGTGAGCTCAATCAAAAGTCTCATCATTCCACTGCGACTTGATGACCTTTCCGACAAACTGGCAGTTTTCGTTACACTCAATCATCTCGAATCGTGGGTTGAGCGGCT